TTTTAAAGTCAATGATAAAAAGCGAACCATCAGCTTCAACTTCAAGGCGATCCACCAGGAGCAATCTTCTCAGCCAAAGAAACAGCAACCATCTGAGCAATCGCCTGAGCCTTAGTCTTATGTTTACCTAAAACCACACCATCATCCTTGACAGTATCCCAACCATCAGCAGACTGCTTAATGAAATAAGGCATTATTCGCCAGTCTCATAACTACCATCAGGCACTTGAGTAGGATTCTGCAGTTGCACAGTCGGCAAACCAGTGTGAGCAATCGGAGCTAAACCAAGACTCTTCAAAACATCTTCAGGGACAAAGCCCATAGAAATCAGTTTTTGAGCCATAGCAACCTTAGTTTCATCCTCAACCAAACCAGCAGCATTAATATCAACATTCGTCAAAGGCACACGAGCAACATCACCATTATCCAAAGGCCGCATATTCTCTTTACGCCTAACCTCATTCACAGTAAACACACCATTCTGCAACATCTTGCTGTAACCCTCAAGACGAGTCGCATAATCACCACGCAAAAGATCATCAGTGCTAAAAGCAAGAAACGCTGAATCAGGCAACAAGTTACTGAAAGCATCCTCCAACTTAGACAACCACGGTCTAAGAGTGTGAGTCACAAAACTAATAGCATTCTGTTCATTCGAGTTATAGCTTTGACTACCAGGCTGATTCAAACCAATCATGTTTGCTGGAACACGATAAGCCCTAGCAATATCTTCAACAGCCAACCTACGAGAATCCAACATTTGAGCCTGATCATTAGCAACCTGAGTCGGCTTAAAACTAGCACCACCAGACAAAATACCTGTCTTATGTGCACGCCTATAACCCTTATGTGCAGTATCAAAACTCTTAGCAAGATTCTCAGCCTGCTCAGCAGTCAAAGCACCAGGATACTCAATAATGCCTTGAGTGAGCGTGCCCTGCCCAAAAAATCGAGCTGCAAAAGACTCTAAACTAATCGCCAACCCAATATTTTCTTTCAAAGTATCAATCGGAGACCTACCACGCAAATCACCAGGCATCAAAATAGAACCAGCAATATGTAAAACATCATCAACCGAAAGAGTCTTACCCTGTTCACCTGTATAAACAAACAGTTTTTGACCTAAAGCATTACGAGAAACCTTTACAGCTAAAGGATTCAAAACCATCATGTTAATAATTTCACCTTTAGAATCACGCAAAATACGGATAAAAGCATTACCATCAATCAACAAACTAGTCATAGTCTGCTGCCAAAAGGCAATACTAGGTAACATCACATCAGGTTTAGTCACCCAAGTAGGCTTAGGCCGATAAGGAAAAGCAATCCCATCCCTACGAATATATGTATCAACCGGTAGAGAACTTATAGTGTCACTGATTAGAGAGACACAAGCCCACACAGCATTAACCTGCAAACTAGTGTTATAGTCCACAAACGCTGAAGATTGAGTTTCATAAATAGTTGCATCCCCTGCACCCCAAAGAGATTGAAAACTTATAGCCCTAGATTCACCACCAAGATTACGCAACATTATTTGCCACCTCTATCCAAAGCCAAACCAAACAACAAAACCCCAACACCAGCCAACAGAATCCCTGCAGGAACATAAACCAAACCTGCACCAATCGAAATAATCGAAATCCCTAGAGCCTGCAAAACAGTAGCTAACAAAACTTATCCTTAGAAAAAGAACTCAGGTAATACATCAGTATTTAGTTTACTTGTTGCACGGTCATAAGCGATAACAAAAGCAACAGCAGCGTCAATACGCCTATTGCTAGCCCTCGACTCTTTCACGATACGAGCACCCAAGTTATCTACCTTCAAAACACAGTTATCAATGTGTCTAGCCAAAAGCGGATTACCATCATGAGTCAAACTCGCCTCAGTCACAGAATCAAACACCTTTTGAGTCGCAGGAATCATCCTTCGAGCACTAGTTGACGGCCACTCAACCACAGGCAACCCAAAATCCATTAACACCTGCATAGATCTCTGCCAACGAAAAGGGTCAAAAGCAATCTCCTTCACATTCGGATGCTCACTACAAAACATCTTGATACGCTCCTCAACCTCAATAGTGTCCACCCGCCAATCATCACTATCATTAGGTTGCTTCTCCCACGCCTCAACCAAAAACACATGAGGCTTATCCTCTTGACTCTTAGGAACAGTCACACCCACAATCGCAGTCGTATCCCCCG